GCAGGTTTAAAACCTTTGAAAAACTCTTTACATGCAATTTTTATATTTGCGCCTCCATTTGTACTAAGTTCCCTAGTAAGTAATGAAAAAAATTGTGTTTGTGCATCATTTATTGATAAAAAATCGGCTTTTCTTCTTAGAGTTAAAGCTGAAGTAATATCAATATCCCTATTTTGTTCTACAAGGTTAAGTGCTGCATCAATAGTTATTATTTCTTGTCTAGATGAAGATGTAGTTAATATCATACTGTCACCAGCTATACCGGCAAGTCTACTACCAAAATGTATTGCATAAATCATTAATTGATCACTTTTCTTTTCTGTAAGAAGAGCAAGTTGCTCGCCGAGCTGCTGCTTGTTTTCTGGTTTAACTGTAGGATCGATATAATCACCCCATCTTACCAATAATTTTGAAGGGAGTGCTAGGGTATTTGATTGGCTAGCAGCAGGAGGAGCAGCAGGAGGAGCAGGAGGAGCAGGAGGAGGAGCAGCAGCGGGCTCAGAAGCAGCAGGAGGAGCAGCAGGCTCAGAAGCAGGAGCAGCATCAGGAGGAGCAGGGATGCCTAGTGCCTTTCTAATTTTATCAAGGCGAGCAGGATTAGAAGCCAAATGTCCTAAGTATTCAAAAACCTCCGCCTTTGCCGCGTCTCCACCTGCAAATAATGCTTGTAATTCAGGTATTAATACCTCGTCTGTTTTAGCATTCATCGCATCCATCTGAGCTTGATCAAGTTCGCCACCGCGCATAACAACATCTTCTTCTGTCTTAAATTCTGCAGTTGTATATTTATTATAACTTTTTGAATTCGATCCGTCCCCACCTGATTGTTTAAAAATAAGTATTTTATCTAGAAAACGTCTAAACAAACTATCAGGTAAGACAGCACATACATCCTCTATATCACTATTAATTAAGTTGAAATATGGATTATCAATTAGTTTTAAGATTTCATCTCGAGTAAATTCATTACTGTAAAATTCATACATTTCATTTGCTATAAGATCAAGAAATGCCTGGAGAACATTGTCATCTGTATACAAATAAATTTCTTCAGGTGTCGGCAATGTAAATCCCATCATACGTAAAGTAGGTAAAACCATTGTATATGCTTTTAAATTTCCAAGGTTAATACCAAGGTGATTAGAATTTACTGACATATTTCTATTTTATCAAGAGAATTTAATAGCCAAACAATAATCCTGCGCGTCCGCCGTAAACTCTGAAAATATTGTATGTCTGTGCGAAAACATAAACATTGTACCGAGGCACAGCATTCGGATTAATCGATCCACGCAACGGTTTGAATCCAAGTTTTAATTCAAGTCGCTGAATCTTATCTAAATTTGCCTGACCGCTCGGTAGAGATGGTGGAAAGAGACCATTCTGGACTCCAAACGATAAATTGTAATAGTACCTATGTAGCCACGGCGACTTTCTCTGCATCAGCGATGGTAGAATACTTCTAAAAAATGAGGGAGCTGCAGTATCATATCGTGTAAGTTTTCCTTCATATATGAGTCGCAGCGATTGTAACGGTTCAGAGTCACGTGTAGAGAATGCCGGTGCGTAGTCACCAGGCTTAATGGCAGATAATCCTCTCGCGTCAGACCACCATGGAGCGACCAGGGCGCCCGCGCCACTCAAATCGCGTGTCGCTAAGAATGGCGCATTATAAGCAACAGCCTCAAGTCTCTGCGCGTACATATACAAGTCGCGCGTCGGATTCGGTACACGCAGAAGAGCCGTCATTGTGGCTTGACCAATTGAATCAAACGGATCAAATGAATAATGCTGTATGACAGGGTATTGAAAATCAGAGATACGAAACCGATTCGCCTCAACTTTATCCAAATATATATATTCCGCCATCACATATGTGTCACCCATTGCGAAAGTAGTAGGCATAAGAATACCAGGTATTACAGAAGCAAGAACAGATTCGCCAGGATTTCCATTAAGCCCATAGACGAGTTTACCAGCGGGATCTGTCTTGTAGAAGGGACTACCAGATAAGGGATAATAAGCTGATCCTGCCACTGAGACAGCAGGGTCAAATGCCTGTTGTGCAGATGATACATAGAGCGACCCCAAAGGAGCAAACGTGACCTTCAAGCGAATAAGGTCTGCGCTGATCGCATCAATAGGTAAAACAGTGCCCGGATCACCATTTGCAAACCAAAAAGGAAGAGGTGTAACGACCTCTGTCGGTGTACCTACAACCGAGCCGAAACTCGAAACGCTAAATCCATTATCTTTCCGGCACAACAGAGTATTTACAGCTGTAACTTTCTCGAACGGAGTTCCAAATTCATCGAGAACTTCTAAGAGACGTCCGTTCAATCTTTCGACAGTAGAACCTCCAATCTCAACTGTAGCTTCAGCCAATAAGGCGTGACCGAGACTGTTTGTCCAGCCGAATCTAGGACCGAGGAATCCCGGTGTCAAAGCCGCCGTAGCTTGCACAGTCGCAATATCCGGCATGGTAGTCACTAGGTAAAGCCGTGACAAGAGTTGTCCTTGCCTCGGTAAAGTTATTGTCGCTGAAGACCCAAACGTTGGACGTGTATCAAAATCGAGACGAACCCATGAAGTTGTAAAACGCCCCGCTTTTACAAAGGCTTTTTTGAAGAATGAAAGAGCGGGTTGTCCCCGCAAAGGTAAAAGTCGTTCATCTTGGATGCCCGTATGAACGATTTTTAAAAGAGCTGCCACCATACTATTCTATTGTTTGTACCTTTAGTCCTCGAACATACGATTTGCTATACCATTCTGGAAACGGAGCCAATTCAAACCGAGGCAAAAGACTTTGACTTCCCATTCGCCTCCGTAAGATCCCCCGGGTGGTTGAACATCCAGAATGAGCCGCAGGTTCTGGAGACGGCTGGCATTTATGGAACCCGAAGGTTGGTGAAGTTCGGCGGGGCGGCGCGCAAAAGAGTAGCCGTAGATAAATGAATTAAACGCAGTGTATCCGCCCCGATGGCTACCCGCAATTTGTTGTCTAAAATACTGTTCCTCGGCGCCAATTACGTCAATCCCGTCAGCCTGGATTTTAGCGTAGGTCATTAATCCGGAGAGAGGATTGTATACAGAATCGTATTCGCGTTCCAAGACCGCTGAGTAATTCGTCCATTCGTTGTTCTGTGATACTTCCTTACGCCGAACGAACCAAATGATCTCTTCTATGGGATGATTGGCTTCGAGGGGTAGCTGTACACGAATCGTGGAATCAGAACCTGTTTTGACAACAGCGTATTTGAGCGGTTCGCTGAAAGAGAATGTCTGAACCTCGCGGTGCATGATCTCGAAGGGTTGTCTGTACATGGCTTCACGAACTTGCCCATCTAGAATGGCGCCGTAGGTAACCAGCCGGACACTTTCAAACATGGGTTCAGAGGGTCCTGCAACAATATCTACAGTTTGGTCGAAGGGATATGACCGGTCATAGACTGACACAGTTTGCCCGACAGGCACAGATGTACAGGAATCGCGGTACCCCCTAGCTTGTCTCAAAACTTCAGCTAATGGCTTGAACGTGATATGTATGCGCACAGAACCATCTCTACATGCCAAAAGAGGCAAGTATTCCTTGAGTCGCGTGCGCATGAAATAGAAGACAAGTGGACAGTGGATATAACCATCCTCTGTTGGAAAGACTCGTGTAGGCGACCATGCTTTGAGCGAATCGATCGATGTGGCGCCGAGCCCATCTGTAGCCATGCCGATTTGCGTATTCAGATCCGGAAATAGACGAGAAACGACATTTATGAAGTCGCCATCAATCTCTTCAATAGTATCACCGTCGATCTCCAGCTCGGCTTTTTGAATAAGAGCCGTTCCTAAAGAGTTTGTGTAGAACCATGCCGTCGTCGGGTCAACATATTCGTACAGTCCAGAGCTGAGTTGTAATTGCGTCGTTAAATTCAGCCAATGCGCCAACTTTATCTGAAGAAATGCAGCATGTACAAGGTCACCTGATGTCTGTGTTTTCAGGTCAAAGGAGATGCGCTGACCGAAGGAAGCGGGACCACGATAGGGAAATTCTTGTATACAAGGTACAAAGGGCGTATAGCGCTTCTTGGCGCTGCGTGTAAACCAGGACACCGCAGGATCTACAGGAGAAAAAAAGGAATCTTGGTCATCACGATCGGTGAGGTCCAAGAGTGTTGTAATATCGCCGCGAGGTCGGCTCATCTTTATTGCTTTTTACTACGGAGAGATTCTTTACATGCGGCGGCGCCGCGTAGATTTTCTGTTCTTGTTTCTTGCTCTTCTTGTTCGTTTACCAGCCTTTTGTGTAAACCCTGCTGGACCCCATTTACCCAACATTATTTTTGTATATTCTAAGTCGGCAAGCAGAGCATTGTGTAAGTCTTTGATGATCAGTGGCATATTCATAGTGATTGAGGAGGGAGGATGAACGGCAATAACTCCGTTATAATTACAAGACCAAAGCATAGAAAAAATAATAGCATCTATTTTTTCATGTGGATCAGATATCTTATCTACATAAATTTTTAAAAGCATTACACCCATTAAATCGGCAGCCGATTCAGCAAAGACTTGCTGCGACCAAGCCCATTTATGAGTATTAGGATTTATTGCTTTTATTTTACCAGATATATTTTTAGCTGTATATTTATTACGTGTTATATGATATGCCTTTTTAAATTCATCTATATTTAAAGCATGTATAATACGTGACGTTGCAGCATTACCAAACCATAATTCTCCGATTTCTCTAATTGTACCAAATCCAGATTTTGATATATCATGTCCCATCTCATGACCCATAGTAGTTAGAAAAGTTGATTTATTATATTGTAAAAGAGAAACAAGTCCTCGTAAACTTATACCTGTATCCATAAAAGGTACTTCCATACCCTGACTAACAGCGTTTGGACTTGAGTTATTTGGTTTTAGATGATCAGTTTCACTAAAAAAACCCCCATCAAATAAACTATAAAGTTTAGTAGTTTCAAAAGATACAACTGTAAGTTTACCATATTTTCCAGATTGGAGTGATTTATTATTACAGTTTATAAAAAATTTATTTGTAGATAGCTCATCTAAATAAGTATGTGAATGTTCAGGATCAAGTTCTGTAAACACTTTTTTCCAATTATTTGAAATAAACTCTTGTACTTCTACTGCTTTGTCGATATAATCGTCTAGAGTTCTGCCATTAAAATAAATTGTTGTAAGTGCATAATATACCTTAAATTTTTCACCTTCAGTTAAAGTATATTTTACAGGAATATCTTCTTCTAATTTTATTGACTTACACTCCTGGTTTAGCATATAGTGCTCTTGAATTTTTTGTATTTCAGCTCGATCTGGATTTGCAAGTAATTTAGAAGCCAATTCTTCTACACGGGGCATATTTTTAGATAAAATATCACTAAATAAAATAAGTTGCGTAGGATCTTGTTCATACGATACAAAACTTCCATATGCTGAGCCAAATATTTCATTATGTCCTTTATTTTTCATAGGCTTTCTATAAGTATTTGTCCAATACTGGTTTGTGAGAGGATCTTTTCTTATGCGCGATGAATCTCCATATTTGGAACAAGCTCCCATAAGAGATTGTATTGTATTATAAGGATCACCTTCTTTAAAGATGAATCTAAAATTATCTGTATCAGACGTATCAATCTTACTTATATTTAACATCTACTATTTTTACAATATAAAAAAATTGAAACTTTTTTATGACAAATAGTAGGTAATCAAAATGACGATCACACTGCAGATTGGATTTAATTACACAAGAGAATTTGATGGCGAAACTCCGTTTCTCGAAGCGGTTTCATCAACTCTCAAGCAAATGAATAATACGGAAAATCCAGAAGACTTTCTGTGTTATCTTCGAATTATTGGGACTGACCCCGATGGTAAAAATACATCAAGTATTTCACAGTGCCATTGGAATCGCCCCATTAGGGAACTTGCAAAATATGGGCGAGTTCTTATTGTTTCAACTGTACGTGGGGGTTAGTTCCCAAACTTCAGACCACCTCGTCCATCTGAAACAGAGAATACAGCCCATGTCTCTACAATGACGCGAAGCTCAGAGCGTTTCGTTCCATTTATAATGTCTGTCAGCTGCATAAAAAGAGTAGGTTTATCTGCCGTAGAAAAGTTGATGGTGCCATCAGGTTGCCGATTATAAGAAGGGGCACGCACCCCCTTTTTTTCACCGTAACCGAAATGGATGGTCGCGAGACGCATACCTGAGTCGCGTTCCTCTTTTGCGTGATTATCGAGACTATTCCAGATGAGTGAGTCCCAGAATTGCGTACAATCCCGTCCAGCAATGAGCAATTTCAGTCCAGAATAATAGTCGCCTGTCGCCGAATCTGATTGTAGTTTCCAGAGCCGATTTGCTCTGAGATCTGCCCACGACCGAAACGCAAGTATAATGCGGGAACAGGGATGCGTAGCATCAAGTACACGTGTTAGAAAGGGAGTAGCGGCTGCATAATCCAAAGGACCCTGTGCGAATACGTTCTCGTATATGCGTTCAAAAGGAATATCAAGTGAAGACTCCCGAAGCCCAAGGCGCGTATCCTCATTTGTATAGATGTGTCTCGTTTCAAGATAAATAGTTGGTGCACCAATCTTCAGTCGGTCCAGTGTTGTGAACTCACTAAATGCGCCTTCTCTTTGAGTCTGTAAGCGCAAGCTAGAGCCCCAAGGAGCCGGCTTTTCTCGCCCGTCGCTCGCCTCAACAAGATCCTCCAATTTCCGCAAATACACACGAATTTTGTAACTCTGGTTCGGTAAACAGAGGGATGGAAATCCACCTTCTTCTAAACCTTGGCATCCGATGAGCGGTAAAGGCAACCGAAGAAGACCTGGTGTGGCATTACGACCAATTGACAGCGCAGACCCGTCATGTATCCCTGTAAGTGTATTCTCTAGGAAGGCGGAGTTTAGAGAGCCGCGAGACCGACTCTGAATCCAGAGTGAATCACCGCTGAATTCCTGGAGTAAAATATTGTCCTGGAGAATCTGGATTTTCTCGAACAAAAAATATCCGATTCCGCTCGTATATCCATACGAGATACCAGCACTATCCTGAATAACGCCATTCAAGTTAGCTGCAGCATAATTAGGCGGAAGCCATGACGGCAAATCAATGAGGAGCGTAGGAGATACAATAAAATCGCCGGCGACCTCCAATTGAAATTCAGAGGAACGCCCAAAGTCTATTGAGTTGAGAGGCGGCAATCGTCTGAGCTCATGAATAACTGGCGCCGTAGGTCCATATCGGTTGTCAAAAAGGCTTTGCGCATCAGCAGAGTCTTCTTGAAAATATACATCTTTATTTCCTCGTGATACGAGCTCATAAAGAGATCCATCTAGATTTAGATTCATCCTTCTTAAACATGGTCATTAATTTATCCTGGTAAGCACGAACAGGTAAAATTGAAATGAGTATCAAACATATAGCCGTATATCAGTATGTCAACACTACAGTCACTTCTCCAGCAGGGTTTTGCTGGTCTTAAGTATGAACGGCGGCTCCTAGAGAATGAGATCGGTATTTTCGAGACCTTTCCGCTTGATAATAAGCTCTGGATTTCATTTCGCCTGAAGGAGGCGGGTGCCTCACTAAAAAGTGTACTGGAGAAAGAGTATGTTGCGGCAATTTCTCTAACGGGGGCGTCAATGGACACGCATTTCTACGAAGGAAAGGTTCACAGCTTTCTCTCGATGAAACAACCTCTGCGTTACATTGTAATGAATCGTCCTCTAGTTCTAGCAACTGCATGAATTTGTACATGAACTACAGTAGAGTTTACCTTTAAAGAGAAGTTGTTTCTCTACATAACTGGGAAAATTCAGTGTTACACCTGTTGACGCCGGTATAATGGCGCCGCATGTGCTGATATTTACAGTGGGCGCAGTTACAGTAAGTTTCTCTTTAAAAAATCTATACTGAGCCTGTGATTGAAGCTTCTTAATGATTTCACTTGCGTCCATTCTGTCTTTTCCTTATATTTTTTCTAAGAAAGAATGTGTGGAATCTGGATGCTCATAGGCAACCGTCTAGAATTATTTAAACCAGAAAAGGGTCTTGATGAATTAACGGCTCGTGGTCCGGAAGGTACACGGCTCTTGGATATTAATGGTTTGGCGCACATGGGATTTACACGACTCGCAATCAATGGTCTGAATCCGCTAGGTATGCAACCTTGGTCGTCTTATGGTGTTCATTGGATGTGTAATGGTGAAATTTACAACTCTGATGCACTTAAGGAAGAGCATGAAATTATTACTGTATCCGGAAGTGACTGTGAAGTCATTGGTCATCTTTACAACAAGTATGCCGATAATCTGAAGTCATTATTTCGATCTTTTGATGGTGTCTTTGCCTTAGCGATTGTTGACGAGAAACGCGATCGTGTCATTGTTGCGCGTGACCCGTACGGCGTTAGACCATTATATATGGGAATCGTGAATGATTTATCGGGAAATATTTACACGCGCATCTTTGCCAGTGAAATAAAGGCTCTTTATCCTTATTGTACTACAGTATCTCCTATTACACCTGGAACGTATCATACATACAGTCTAAAAGATGCTACACGCTTACATATCGAACAGTATCATTCGATAGGATGGTTGAAAAATCCGATGTTTACGCCGGTACATCCGAGTGGTCTTGAGATGGCGTGTGCCGCTCTTCGTTTCTCTTTAGAGGAAGCCGTGAAGAAGCGCTTAATGACGGAGAGACCTGTCGCCGCACTTTTATCGGGTGGCGTAGATAGTAGTTTAATTGCGTCCCTGGTTGCGAGACAGTTGAGAGAGCTAGGAAAGCCGCCGTTGAAGACATTCTGTATTGGAATGCCTGGATCGACTGATATGAAGTTTGCTAGAGAAGTTGCAAAGTGGATAGGGTCGGATCATACAGAGGTTCTTTTAACACCGGACGATTTTTTCAACGCAATACCTAAGGTCATTCAAGACATTGAGTCGTATGATACGACGACCGTCAGAGCCAGTGTTGGTAATTGGCTCGTCTCAAGAGAAATAAAGAAACAAACAGAGTGCAAAGTCGTGTTTAATGGCGACGGATCGGATGAAATTTTTGGTTCGTATCTCTATTTTTTTAGGGCACCGACTGACAGGGAGTTTGAGGAAGAATCGGAACGACTCTTGAAAGATATACATATGTTTGATGTGTTGCGATCGGATCGCAGTATTAGCAGTCATGGCTTGGAGCCGAGAACACCGTTTTTGGATCGGCAGTTCGTGGCTGTAGCGCGATCCATTGCGACAGAGTGGCGCAGACCGACGAAACAAAGGTGCGAGAAATGGATCTTACGCCGCGCTTTTGACGATGGCGTCACATTGCCGCCATCAGTTCTATGGCGGAAGAAGGAGGCGTTTAGCGACGGTGTCTCGAGTACAGAGAAATCGTGGTTCGAAGAGATAAAGGAGCGCGTAGAAGATCTTGTACCCGAGAATTGGAAAGAGAGAGCGGTAGTCGAATGGCGGGCGCCACAACCGACAACAAAAGAGCAATATTTTTACAGAAACATCTATTACACGTGGTATGGAAAACAGTATGAGAAGACGAATGTTCCGTATTTTTGGATGCCTAAGTGGAGCCCAGGTACTACAGATCCGAGTGCCCGGCTCTTGTAGAATCTCATATATAAGTATAGGGAATGTCCTCACTTTCGTTTAAGAATAGAGCATCGAATTATCTTAGAAATATGCAAATAAAGGCAAAAACGAAGCTTCTACATTCGATTGGCGCTATAACCAATAACGAGTTCCGAGCTGAAAAGGAAAAAGCTGATATGAATCGGAGTAATTATTACAAAAATATTAGTAGAAGGGGGGCTACTAATGTTTGGGAAAATGCCAAGAAGCGTGGGAAGACATACACCGAAAGGAAATACGGTCCAGAGTTTATACATAATGGTAAAAGGTACAGCGCTTGGGTAGGGGACAGAGCCAGTGACCCCACCAAAATTTACTCAAATAGAGAGCCAGATATGCGTTCTCGTTATGAGCTGAAAAATGGATATAAGGGACGGAGGCTGTACGGAAGTGAAACATACATAATGAATAAGCAGGATACTAATGCCACAAATAATTTTAACGCGAAAGAACTCGCCCAGAAAAAGGCTCCTGGAGGTATGGCGGTGTGGGGCGGACGTAAGGGAAATACTCGCCGCAATCGCAAGAACCGTCGTGGAACGCGGAAAAATTGAAAATCCGTACTTTCCTAGATAAAAGAAATGTCCGGCTGGAATATAGAATGCAGATCTTTGTGAA